CCGAAAGAAAGTTTAAACAGTGGGTGCCATTACGCATTGTCTGTTGATGTCAAATAACAGCCGCAGGCCAAAGATCATTTAAGCGGTAAGTGCTTAGCACGATGGGTATTTACTCGCGTCTCAGGTGAGGCTTTGTTTTGAAATGTTTTAGACCTGTGTTAGATGGGATACGGGGAAACATTTTGAAGTGCCGGGAGAGTTTGGGAAGACAACTTGCATTGCGTTGCCCTTAACAGCGTAATGCAGGATGTTACCTAACAGGAAAACAAAATGGAACCTAGCGAAAATAAACGCATGGTTGATTACTATCCCGATGATGACAGCCACATTGTAATCGACATTCCTCGCATGGAAGAAGCGATGGCCGGGCCTTACTTCACAGTACCCGACAATCTAACAACCCATGAAGAAGTTATGAAATGGATGGACGATTGCAACGAAGGCAAAATCGAACCTAGCGGAGAAAGCCAGTGAGTGCGGAATACGTGATTCCCTTAGTGTTCTTTGGAATAATTTTGTTTCTTCTTTTTGGCGCTCCATACTTTGCAGAAAAGCAGGCCCAACTTGATATTGCAAAGTGGGAACGTGAGGAAAAAGAGAAGCAGCAAAAACAATTCTGTTCTGAGCAAAAATCGTTTGAAGAAAAGATTCACAGAGATTGGTTTTTCGGAGACTAATCTGTAAAAAGAACTTGTAGCATAGTGCTGCAATAGACGTAAGGAAACATACAGAGTGAAAGATCTCATCGTCCTTATGTCGCTACTAATCTTGCTTTGGCAAGGAGTGAGATTAGGCATTAGACAACTGATGTGTGGCGTTCGCGAAGAATTGCCACGTCCGGCTAAGTCGCAAGGCGCGACAACAGCGCACGTTCGGGGGATGTGTTGGACAGCGACAACAACTTGCCTATGGAGAAATTCAAGTTTTAGTAGGTGATCAAAACAGATTGTTCGACGGAATAGTTTGTTAGCGTAAAGAAGCGTCGTGTTAAACTGTTGGGCGAAGTTGACGAAAGCACACCAGCAATTGTCGATGAATGAAATCCAAAATGCGGCGCAGGCTTTATGCGAATATGAAAGCCACAGAAAATTTGATACGCGAACGGGTGGCCTTTTGGCTGCCCGTTTTCGTTTCTGCCACTAATTTAACCTATAACCGAAGGAGACAAAAATGGGCAAACCAGTTATCAGATTGGGTGCAGATAAAACCACAGGCCATGATGGTTACTTTCCTGTTGTTGCTGTTGGTGCCAGCGGAAATGTTTTCGTTAATGGAAAAGGCGTTGTGCGTAACGGCGATCCCTATCAACCGCACTGGAAACCAAAAAAGCCGCCGCATACCGGATATGCACAAGGCACATCAACGGTTTTTGTTAATGGCAAGCCTGCACAAGTTGCTGGCGATCCTAACACTTGCGGAGACACTGCAAGCAACGGATCTAAAAACGTAGGATTCGGATAATGGCAATCACACAAAAGAAAGTTAATATTCAAAACGGTCAAGCCACTTACTCCGATATTTCTATGGACATTAAAATGGAGTTGCGTGATACCGTTCAGGATATGGACAGCATTACGCAAAAGATTTTATTTGTTATCGGCACACGCAAAGGCTCTCGCAAGTGGCGTGAAAAGTTTGGTTCGTTGGTCTATCAGGATCTGTTCGAACCTTTCGATGATGAAACCGCAGGCTGGATTAAAACTCACATTCAGACCGCGCTTGAAGATCCGGACAACGGATTAAACAATGACATTACGGACATTACCGTAACTGTTTATCGCTCCACACAACAGACGTACGAATGTTCTATTGGGTGGCGCGTTCCTCTTCTTGAAACAAAAGAGTCAATCAATTTCGCACTGAGGCCGCAATGACAATTCTAAATACATTTACTACGCATGAGGAATTTGCGCAGGATATTTTGCGTCGTCTCTCTGAGTCAACTTATTGGACAGACAAGCAAGTTAGCAGCATGACAAGTTTGCTTGCCGATGCGCTGGGTGATTTGGGTATTACCAACAGCACGGCAACAATGATCGCTGCGCGTGAAGCATTTATTCGTTTGGCCCGACGCACCACAAGTATTTATGCTGGCGCTCGTTTTCTTGGCGTAGACATTACGCGTAAAAGTGCAGGCGCAGTAACAGCACGAATCACAAACACAGGTCGCAATAAACTCACGCTCGATCGTTATGAGCCAATCAGCGTCGGACGTTACAGCGGAATGTTAGCCGAAGTAACTCAGTGGGAAGCAGGCGAAACAAAAGACGTTCCTGTTATCATTGGTTCTCGTTTTAAAATGAGTCAGATGATTACCGAAAGCAGTGATTACATGAGCGTTGATCTCAACACTGAAAATTTCGAAATCACTGATGACATTAGCGTGTGGTTTGAAACTCCTACCGGACAAAAGATTACGTTTGATCGTTTCGACAAGTGCTTGTTTGAGGCGTACGAAAATCAAAACATTTTCATCGACGTAACCAAAGACAATGGCGATGTTTCGATTCAGTTTGGCGGCGAACGTTGGGGAAGCAAACCAACTGTAGGCTATCTTCTGCGCGTTGAAGCAACACGATCACTTGGTGCATCTGTTAACGATGACACAATCGGATTCAAAACAGTTGCTGTGAATTACAGTGTGCTGCAAGGTAAAACAACAACGTCTATCGGCGGCGCAAGCAACGAACCTGATCCGGATTACTATCGCAAGTTTGCTCCGGTGCTTGGTCGTGCGAAAGGAAAACTTATTCGCCACGATGAATGGAAAGCTGCAATCAGTTTGTTCCCGGATGTTGCAGACGTTGTGATTATGTCTCAGCGTGACATTGCACCAAACGATAAAGAATGGATGGGCGTTATTCGCGTTTGTGTTCTGCCTAAAAACACAAGCACTTGGGGCGGCATTAATCCGAGTCCAGTTAGTGCGCAGTGGAATAAATTTCTCGCATGGCTTGAAGGCAAATATAAATCTGAACTTGAAGTGCAAACGTGGAATCCAGATAAGCTGGCGGCTGATGTTGTTATCGACGTTGCGCTGTTTGCTGATGCTGCCGGAACTCGCCAGAGCAATTCAGACCAAATTTATGATGCAGTCGCGAAACTGTTTGAGCGTAAAAGCGGATCACTTGGTAAACGTCTCGCGCTGTCTGACATTACCGACGCTGTGAAATACGATCATACCAATCCGGATGCACCTGTTCGCCGCGCCAGTGTGGACTATCTGAACGTGATTAGCCCGGTTCAGGATCTTATTCCAAACAGTAAACTTGAATACGTTGCGCTGCGTAACCTGCAAATCAATGTGACGTATAGCGAAAGGAATATGTCATGAAGTCATTAACTCCAGATTTCTTTCTGGATTTCTTTCAGGACAATCCGGCAATTGGTGAGTTGCTGGATATTCTGGCTGCACACAATGACGAACAAAACATTTCAACGATTCAACAGTTGATTGATATTCGTCGTATCAGCAAAACAACAGGCACCAATGTTCTTGAAGAAAGTGTTCAGGAACTTGGGATTAACGTCACTCGCGATATTATGGCGTTTCGTGGCGAGGCGTTTCGAAATATTTTTGATACGCTGCCGGAATACAGCAAAGTAAGCGGAACTAAAAACTGGTCTAAGTTTGTTGCGATGATTCTTGGTGCGAACTTTGAAACTTATCGTTTGTACACCAATGACTTTCAAACGTTTGTGCCTACGCCGCTTGGGACACTAATCAAAGACGGTGGCACTTGGTACAAAACAACGCAAGTTGATTTAGAGATTGATGCGCATCTGATCAATAGCGGATTGGATTTAACGATTGACCGCGACAGCAAATCCGAAATTGTTCCTGCGCTTATCGCAGTTGGAATGACTCAGGAAGAAGCGGAAGCGTGGCACTTAAACCACGTTGGCTATGATCCGGTAAACATTGACCCATATCAAAAAGCAGCACGTAACGTAATGTTCTTTCGTCGTGCTTCTCAAATCTTTTATCAGTGGGCACCAATCGAAGAAGTTTTACGTGGCGTGTATACAACGATTAACGTTGCTGCTGAGATTTATTTGGGAGCGCATACCGTTGTTGAAAGCACACGTCGCAGCTATGTAGGCAAAGCGCTGGTAAGTGAGTTGCAGTTTATCCAGCCTGATTATGTTCACGGCGGCGAAGAAATTGTTTTCGGCGTGAATGTTCTGTACAGCGATAACAGCAACATTACCGAAGAAGTTTACGTGAAAGATCATCCTGCGATTCAGTCACGTAACGGTAACGCTGTTGTGTTTAACGAACCGCCTGCAATCCAGACCATTGATTTGACTGTTGTGTACGGCGATACAGAACACGCTATCAGTGTGCGTTTGTTCCCGCTTGGAATCGAACCCGATCCGGAAGAAATCGAAATTGCTGTGAAAACTCTTTATGGCAATAGCAGCGCACAGATTCAGGTTTACGGCATTTATGCAAACGGACAAAAACGTGATCTTACTGCGTCAGGCAGTTTGATTATGTCGAGTCCGATTGGCACGTTTAACGGAAGTTTTTTGGTTCTGCCTTACGTCGCAGAAGATACTGAGATTGTTATCGGTGCTAAGTTTCAAGGCATCTTTGATCACAGTGACAATAAAACTTTTGTGCTGCGTAAAAGTGAAATGGAACTTGTGCCAACTTCTATTTCTATCACGGTTCCGGATTCAATCGATCAAGGTACGGATACAGAACTTCGCGCTTACGTTACCTATAACGATTCAACAAGCCGCTTGGTAGATCCTCAGTATCTTTCTACGTCTGAGAATACTGCGATTGTTGAAAACGTTCTGCGTAGCGGCATTTTACGCACCGACTATCTGACAAGCCTTGTGGCGCAGTATAGCGAGAACGGCGCAACGGTCAGCACTGCGAAGACAGTAAAGTTTGTGGCACCTGTGACAAAGCTGGCTGATCTGGAAATTGTTTTGCCTACGATTGTTCAGGAACGTGAAAACGTTAAGCCAAAAGCAATCGCGCTTTATGTGCTGGAGAGTGCAACGCAAGACCAAATCGACAAACGTGATCCTCGCGTTGTCGTTGCTGAACTTGAAGTTGTTGCTGATTGGACAAGCAGCGCCGATCTTGACAGCGGAGTGCGAAACCTTGCAGGCATGAATCGTTTAACAGGTGAGTTTCAGGCTCCTGTTATTTCAGACGGTTTCGAAACTTTCTCTATCAATGCCAGTGTGATTGAAGGAAGCACGGTTAAAACTTTCTCAAAGCTGTTTGATATTTTCAGCACGATTTACACGCCTCGCATCTTGGAACTTTTGAGTGCAGGCAAACTTGCGTCAGGCAGCACATTGAATCTTCCGGTAGCCGCAACTTGGAATACCAAAAAGACTTGTGCAGCATTGGCAACAGTGACGGCTGAATTTATTCCTTCTCCTAGCGCGAAAACAGAAGCGTATGCACGTACAGTTAAGTTGCAGGAAGAAGCGGTTAAGAACGGACAAGACCCGACAAAGTTTGATCCGAACAATCCGGATTATTCACGCTGGGTAACGCTGAACGTAACAGACAGTACAGTAAATATGTTTGACCCTTTCCTCGGTGCAGGCGCGAAAGTTAAACAGCTTTATTTCAAAGGTGATTTGCACGGTACTGCTCGAATCAAAATGCAGTACACGTACGAAAACAAAACAATCGAAAACATTCGTGACATTGTTCTGATTCCTGTCAGAAGTCTGGTAAGCAATGTTGATATTGAATGCTACGATCTGCTGTTTGAAAACTCACGAACGTTTGCGCGTTTGTTTGCGACGTACGAAGACGGCACACAGGAATATGTGCAGGCTGCTAAGTGGTCGGCTGATTGGCCTGAAAAAGATGAAGTAGATTATGAACTGATTCAGTTTATGCCTTCAACTTATTCCGGTATGAGCGTTGTTGAAATTCTACAAGGTAAGACACCTAAAACTTTCGCAGAGTTCAAAGCAATGGAAGTCGCAAAACTTCCTATGCTGCTGAATATCGGTTCACTGGATGAACTGCGTACCACGTTCTTTGAAGGCGCTATTGTTCAGGTCAACAAACTTACTGTTGATTGCATGGCAAATATCAAAGCGCGTTTTTATCGCACGGAAACTCGTTTGCCTATTCAGTTGCGTATTCCTGATCCGGAAAGCGTGAACACAATCACAAGCGCACGTATCGACGGAGCAACCAGTATCGGCGCGGATGTGTTGATTGAAAGTTATGCTTTAGTCTGCACGTTTGAAATGCCGGGCATTGTGAAAAACATGGATGGCAGTTACGGCAACGTTCCCAAAACAACGTACGACGCAGAAATGACTTGCGATTGGGCGATCACAGATCACTACACAGTCGAAATTTCTGACAACAATCGAACGTTGATTCCTTCAAAAGAAATCGTTGCAACAATTGATAACGAAGGAGGATTAACTCCGGAAATAAATGCGAACACTGCTGTTAGACTTCGCGCTCGTTATCAGTGTGATGGGTACAGCATCGAAAGATTCCTGATCGTTTATATCACTCGCGCAAATACTTATTTGTTGTCGATGGGTATCACAGGGCAGGACGTTGTTTGGGATACTGCTGAACGCAACCCAACTTTCGATTATGAAAATGGGCGCTGGTTTATTCCGTACGGCTATCGTGTTGTGTTAAACGACGGCACCGAAATAAACGGCGTGGATGGAACTTGGACAATCGGTGATGATACCGATGTGGAAGCAGCTTCGATTGATAGTCCGTCAGGGCATTTGTTTATCGGTGATGGACAATTGTCGGACGGTAAAATTCGAATCAACTGCGAGTTTACAAAGATTAATCCGGAAACAATTCAGAACGAAACGATCCGTGCAAGTCGAGTTGTTTCGATGCAGAGTGTGCGAACAATCATTGAAGCAGAAATTGAAGATGTGACTTCGAACGTTACTGCAAATGCGAAATATCCTCTGACTGTTTCTTACAAACGCCGTGACGGAAAAGTTGGTACTAACCTTTCTCCTGATGCGGATAGTGTGAGATTCGAATGGTCTATCATTGAATCTTCTCCGGGTTTTTCTATCGATCAGAAAGGCGTGTTTCAATTTGCTGCCGCCGAAGACATTCAGAAAGTTACCGTGCGTTGTACCGTAAAAGAACAGCGTACTGTTATCGAGCGTGATATTGAACTGATTTGTTTAAAGGTTGGTTATCCGCAAGATCTGAGTGTTACCGGATTCGTGAATGTTCGCGACGACAGCAAAATTCAGTTGAAAGCATTGCTGGGCCGCTCCGGAACTTTTAACAAAGATGACGTGAGCGCTAAAGCACTTTGGCAGGTAACGAATGATCGCGGTGACTCTGTTACGATTCAAGGCGTATCGGTTGATCAACGCGGTAACGTTTCTATCAATGCTTTGCTTTCCGATGTGCGTTTTGGTATTCGCTGCACGTACATTGAAAATAAAGTTCGACTGACGCAAGTTCATTACATCAACGCGTTTAGCAGCTATCCTTATTATGGAACTGCTCCGTTTGGTATTTCGACGCTTGCACAAGTGGAACAAAATTTAACTTCACGTTTGAGAAGCAGCGAAGGAGGAACGTTTGTGTTCTCGCCACGTACGAATGAATACGGATACTTTATGTGTCCTGCTCGTTTCGGTAGTGCGAGATTTGCAAGCGCCTCTGATTCTCAAGGACAAGTAAACTCTGGATGGAAAGGAATGGACGGTGCGCGTTGGCCCGTAACGGGAAGCGACGGAAAAACTGGCCCACTAACATTGCAGAAAGTTTACGACAACGTGACTGAAACTCTTTATCTGTATCGAAGTAACGAACGTGCTTTTGGAACTGCGGTTCTCACAGTGCGTTATTCATAAATTGATTGGGCGGCGTGTGTCGCCCTTTTATGGAGGCGGTTATGCAATTTGTTGCGCCGAATGCCGTTCCCCGATTGAAGCGGAACTTTGCTGCGGCATTAGACAGAATGTTTTTCTTTGACGATAAAATCGATCAGTCTCGTTTATCGTCAACGGGATGGCCTTTGCTTTGCACAGAAGTTCGTGCGGCAAGTTTTATTTTTGATGGAACAATTTTTAAAACTGGACACGTTCAAGGGCAGGCAACGTCCTCGAAATATTATCCAGCGAACTTGGGCGCAATGGTTGAAACTACGGATAACAATAGCTACTCAAGTTCTGGTGCTGGTAACGTTTCGATCCCTACTGCAATGCCAAACAATATTGCTGATTTTCTTTGTTTCGATTTTGATTCAACAGACTATCAACATTATCCGCTTGGAATAAATCCACGCAAGTTGAACGGTTGGGGAGGCAACGGCTGGAGTGCTCCAGACACAAGAATTTTGTATGCGATGAAAGCAATCACGGCTCTTTCAACCACATACGGAAAACTTGAAACTCCATTCAGCAAAAGCAACGTGAACTATTCTTCTGGTGGCGGTTCGAATACTATTGCCCGTCGATACATTGGACGTTTTGGCACACGCACCTATAAACCCTCAGATAACGGAATTGGTTTTAGCGTAACGCCTTCTGGCACTTCACTTGCTGGAGTTACCGATCCTGCAATTAACCCGCTGCTTAGTGGTGCGAACGCCGCACAGCTTTTTAGTGTGGAGCGTACGGAATATAATAGTTACCAACAAATCTATGCGCCGGGATCTGGTGCAGGGCCGCTTGGAGAATACAACTATTATAACTATCGGAACATCATTGCAAACTGGACTGCGGATAATGTTACGTTTAGCCCGGATGCGACAAAAGGAATTTACTATCCAATTTCAGGAACGCCTGAAACTCCAAACTTAACTTGGGGCGCAGTGTGCATGAAATGGATGGATCAAAAAGTGTTTTTGAAACTTTCAGAAGCAGACTTAAACAGTGCGCAAGTAACGCCTGGCCAAAGTGTGCAAATGACAGCGAAACAAGCTATCAACGCACCGATAGTCAACAAACAAATCTACATGTTTTAACTCAAAGGCTGCCTCTTTTGGCGGCCTTTTTCTTTTCTGAATCGCATTACGCTAATTTTAAAGGACTAAACCAAAGGAGTAAAAAAGAATGGCATCAAATGCAATTTCCGTTGATGCGCTTCGGCTAACGTCTGTAGGAGAACAAGCTGTTACTTCTGCAAACGCTGGTGGCGTCGTTGTAAAACCCGTCGCATTCAAGGTCGGTGATTTTACAGGTTCACAGCCTAGCGCAGTACCGTCGCAACTTTTAGGTAATGAACTTGCGTCGGGCAAACTTTCTTTCGTCCAGATTCAAACTGAAAACTCAGCGCGTTTTGTATTTGATGTTTCTATCGAGTATAAGAACAACGAAGAGATTAAATCTGTTGGCGAAATCCTCATCATGCTCGAAGACAATCGCGCCTTCGGGCATGTTGTGCTTTCTAATCCGATCATGCTGGTTCCGAATAGCAGCGCACGTATCAGTTTGCTTGTTCACTTGAAGCAAGACATTCAGCGCATTCTTGATGTGACGATGTACGACTATGCAACTATTCCTTCTGTTGCAACACTGGCAAATCTTCCGGCGTCTGACAAAAATCAATTCAATGCCGTAAGCGTTTTAGATTTGCACGTTAACAGTGATGGTACTCGTTCACCGGGAACAGCTTTCCGTTATGGGCCGGGTGGTTACAATTGGGGCTTTGGTGAACATGATCGCGTGTATGCAAAAGCAATCGGAAATGATTTCATCAACGCGAATACTTTCAACACTACGCTGAAACTTACGCAAGATGAAATTGTTATCGTCCAGACAATCAGCGGGCCGGGTGCTGGTGCTTGTCGTCATTACAAACATCGCAACGGTCAGTTGATTAATCAGGATTCACCGATTCCATTTATCAGCGCGGCAACAACTATCGCAGTTTGGAAACGCATTGTTAATCCAATCGTTCCTTCTGCTGGTATTCCGTGGCCTGCTGATAGCGATGTTCCTGCTGCGTGGGCGCTGTTTCGCGGTGAAGGTGAAAAACCTTTTTGGGGGCCAATCTCAGGAGGCAATCGCCAAACAACCGCAACACTGTTTACGCCACCGGGCAAACTTATTTTAAGTAGCTTGGTAACAACCGGAACAACAGACTCACTCACTTACGATCTGTCTGAAACTTTGGACAGCGCAACTGATCTGTTGCTTGGAACAAGTGGAGTGTTGCAGCCGCGCACAGCGTACGAAGTTCACGGAAAAGTTTTAGGCTTGTCTGAACATCTGCCAAATGCCGTTACATTGGACATTCGCCAGTTTCGTTTAGAGCCGTCGCAAGGTCACGTTGTTTTATTTGAAACGTACGATTTTTATGGCGATGGTCAAACAAGTGAATTCAAACTTGGAAACTTGCCTGTTGAAAGTGTCGATCATGTTTTCGCAGTAGTTGGAAACACATGGCAGCCAACAACAGTATACAAGCTGAATAACGGAAATCGTTTGAAGTTTGTTGATAGCATTCCTAGCGGTCAGAAAGTTTCGTTGTATGCTGCACGATACGAAGAACGCGCAGGTTGGTCTACTCGCATTCGTGTTGCAACTTACAAACTTCCTTATGCCACCGATACGTTTGAACTTCCAATTACTCCGCTGAATAAATCGCATGTAATTGCAAACTGTGGCGGTCTGCCTGCACACACTGATGATTTTACTTTGGTCGGAAGCACTGTTCGCTTTAGCACACAGATTAAAGCAGACATGCCAGTTGAATTTACGATCTTTGAAAACGTTAAAAGTGTTGGCAGCAAAGACACAAACATTGAAGGCGTGATCGTTGACGTAATTGCTACGCCGCAAGGTTTCATGTTCAAGCGTCAGGGTATGACTCCGCTGAACGTTCCGATGTTTAGTCCTGATATTCTCGCAGGCAAAGGAATTGAGATTGAAGGCGTTTGGCCTTTTATTCGCATTCATTCCAAATCGGCACTTGCAGAAGAAGCAGATCCAAAAGCAATCTACAACATTCAGGATCGCGTTGAGGATAGTGAAGAAATCATTATTCGCCAGCGCATCGAATTTAATAAAGGTGTTGTGATTACTGCAACTGCTGATTTTCAGGCTCAGCTTGGGCCGGGATTTGCTTCAACAATTGGTAACGAGCATATCGAATATGTTCTTGCCAGTGCGAGTCCGGGAACTGATGCGCCTGAATATGCGCGTGGAATTAAAGGAAGCGGCGCTGCTGGTTTTGCTGTCGTGAATTCTGAAACAACAGAATCAATCGCGTACGGCAATGCGAGTATCACGCAGATTTATGATCTGATTCGTGATAATCATCCGGCAGGCTATATCGAAATCGTTGCTAAGATGCGTATCAGCAATGCGATGGTAGGAAACTATCCGTCGAAGTTAATTGCTAATCTTTGTATCAAGGTGGAACCACGATGACCGGACTTCTTCGATTAAATCAGATTAAAACTTCCAGAGAGCAAGACGGCAAAGAATTAATTGGAAGGGAAGAACTTGGTTTCGAAGAAACAGACGTACTAACAAAAACACAAATCGCTGACATTAAATATGATCCTAAACTTGGAAACTTAGTGATCATAAAACAAAATGGGAACATCGTTAAAGTTGGCGGTCTTCCTACTGTCAGTTTATTTGGTGAAGGAACTCCCGGCGGCAAAGGTGCTCCGGGAAAACCGGGAAGAAACGGAAGAAACGGGCGCGATGGAAAAACTGGATCGCGAGGAAATACTGGCCCACGCGGAGGAAAAGGAAAACCGGGGCCGGATGGTGAGGATGGTTTAGATGGGCCGGATGGCGATGATGGTTATCGTGGTTATCCGGGGCCGCCTGGCCCTGATGGGCCTACAGGTGGAACCGGGCCAACTGGCCCTGATGGGCCTAGCGGTGAAGATGGGCCGAGTTGTATTAGCGGCGCAACCGGGCCAACTGGCCCTGCACCAAACACAACTGTTGTTGTGAGTGGCGGCAATTCTCCACCGACAACTAAAAATGTTTTCGCTTGGTGTTTTCCAATCGCAACAACAAATCCGATTCCCGCACTTCCTGCTGTTCCTTCTATTGGTGCTTCTGTTTCAAATACAGATCTTGTTGCAACGCGTGTTGTTGCTGGTAACGATCTGTTTTACGCGCAGGCTTATTTGCCGTGCAACGTGCGCGGAGGAACTGGAAACTATACTTATAAATGGACGATCACAAGCGCACAAGATTTAGTTATCAAAGGCGTTAATGATCGTATTGTGCAAATTGTTTTTAATGGAAAAGTTGATCCGGGCAAAACACTTTCCTTACGCGCAACGATAACTTGCGTAGTAATGGATGTGGGTCAACCTTCGCGCCCTACAACAACCGCCAGCGCAGTTGTGAAAGTTACAGCGCGTAATCCAAAGTAGGAGTAAATTTTTATGCCTTTAATGAAAGTTGATTTAGGCATGGTTCAGTCAGGACGTGCTTCTGACAATACTCCGATTCGCGCACAAAACGGTGTGCTTACTGCACAAAGCACAGAAGTTGGTGTGCCGTCAGAGATTACAAGTGAATCAAGCTACGACGAAACTTCTGGAATCTTAACACTGCGATTTGAAAATGGATCGAGTGTTCAAATAAAAGGATTCCCAACAGCCGGAACAATTCCGCCTGGCCGACAAGGTAATCGCGGTGAAACTGGCGCAGATGGAAAAGACGGACGCGATGGAAGAGACGGACGCGATGGAAACATTGGTTGTACTGGCCCTGTGGGGCCGGACGGCGATGATGGAAATCCCGGTAAAGACGGTCGCGACGGAAATCCCGGATTGCCCGGTGACATTGGGCCAACTGGCCCGACAGGTAACACAGGCCCGCCGGGGCCAACTGGTTCAATGGGAAAACCGGGGCCAACTGGTGCAACTGGTAAAACAGGCCCAACGGGGCCAACTGGTGCAGAAGGGCCGAGCGGAAAATTACAGATCGTTGTAAGTTCTACGCAGCCGGGAAATTTACCAGCGGGTGTGTTGTGGGTTAATCCTTCAATCGATCAAGCTGCAACATGGCCGTAGGAGAAAAATAATCATGGTCGAAAAAGTTGATCTAAGTTTAATTAAAACAGACGGCGCAGGAGAAGTTACTGCCGAAAATGGTGGACTCGTTGTTAAAGAAGTTAGCGACGATACACTAAACGGAAACTTTGATCGTCTTAGCGGAACTCTCGTTTTAAATATTCCTAACGTGGGAAAAGTTTCAATCAGCGGATTCACAACGCCGAATGATATTGGACTTGGGCCGATTGGCCCTGATGGGGAAGACGGTCGCGACGGTATCGACGGAACGCCGGGATCTGATGGTGGTCGCGGTGCTGATGGTTGTCCGGGTTCGCGAGGCAATGACGGTTTATCCGGAAAGCAAGGTGTGCGTGGTGGTCGCGGTAATGTCGGGCCAACAGGTAACACTGGCGCAACTGGCCCTGCTGGTAAAGATGGAGTTGTTGCCGTGTTTATCCAAATTTCTGATCCAGCACTTGATCGCGATGACATT